ATACCATAACTTCCTAATTGTGTAGAATAATCTTGAGCAGTATCATCTAAATCTTCTTGACATGATTCTTTAGTTATTTTTTCAAAGAATTTAGTGAATATTTCAGCGCCTTCGTTAGCTTTTTCTAAATCAAAAAAGACCTCTTGAGGTCTAAAAATTAATTTTATCTTAGATGATAAGATGTTTGATTTTTTATTATCAGCAATCATAGAACATAAATTAATTACTGGTCTTGGCATATTTCGGGTTCTAGGAGTAATTTGAGGCCAATGTTTTCCTTCTACAAAGTTTTCGCATTCTTCCCAAATTCTTTCTAAACCTGACGTCTTTTGATATGCTTTAGCATCTAAATACCTTTTCCAAATAATTGTTGTATTATCTTCATTCATCTTCTTCATCTCCTTCTAACTCAATGTCATCTTGTTTTTTTTGAGGTCCATGTAGATATTCTTGAAGTATTTCTTCAGATAAAGGTTTCATATTTTTATTAAACCCACTTGGTTCAAAACTTTCATCATCTTTTGGTGAAATACTATTTTGATGAAATAAAGACAAATATTTTTTTATTATTAGAGGACAAAATATTCCTGTTAAAAATCCTAAAATAAATATTATTAAACATAAAAAAACTGCTATCATAATTTTTATCATATTATCACCACCTCAATAATATATCTTCATCATCTGAATCATATAATTCATCATCTGATGTCTTTAATGGATCAGGCCATTCTATTTTTTTATTTTCTTCGACTTGCTTAGCAAAAAATGATTGTTGCTCTCGAGACATTAAAGCTATCCCAAAACACATAACTCTATCATCGTGATAACCATTTTCAGCTTCTTTTTTACCATTTTCTTTTTTAACAAATGTTAATAATTCTCTTAGTAATTTAACATTGTTTATTTTATTTACATTTTCTCTAACAAATTCTACTAATGTAGCTATTAAAACTGGCCTAGTAGCAACAGTTGTTAACCATCCAATTTTATCAATCATCTTATATGATATTGAATTATCAATTTCTCTTTGATATTGATTTGTATATCCTAAATTCCATAATGTTTTAGTAGGATATGTCGAATAATTATTTTCTACACTTATTAAAGCTTCATTATAAAACATTCCTAAACAATACATTTGCTCTGCATATAAATCTTCATCTGTTTCTATTTCTAACGATGCAACTTGATTACAGTTTGTATTATCAATTACATCGCCAGCAAAAGCATCGCAACCTAAACCAGCTGTATCACCTGATAAAACATAAGGATAACCTTTTTTTGGAAGCTCATATAACTCTATACATCCCTTCTCATCATCTACCCATGTTATATCATCTATATCAAAACCATTTTTAGAATATTCAAAGTAGCCTTTTCTTAATGGTTTTTTGTCTTTTATTTTTTCTAATCTATTAATTACAATTTCTTTATCAAATACACTCTTACCTGTTCCCTTAAAGGCTTCTTCTGGAGATATAGGATATTCTTGTTTAAACATATCAATGTCTCCATTACATTCTGTTTTTATCTTATATCTTCTCCATGCAATTTGTTCATTTGATAAATTATATAATTCTTTTAATTCTTTTTCTTCTGGCGTTAATTCAAATCCATCATACTTTCTTTTATAATCAGGCATTTGATGCCATCCTAAAAATACAGGAACAAATTCACTTTCTCCAGCTACAGCCGAGTCCCACATTTCTTTAAAATCTTCATATCCATTAGCAGTTGATTCTATTATAACCATTGTTCCAGGTAAATCAGGAACTGCTGCAAGTAATCCAGCTAATGTTTCATGTTTCTTACCTGGCCAAAAGGCATACTCAGATATATGAAGATAATGATATGTAAATGATCTTCCTGTTCCAGGTGAACCTGCAGTCATACAACGTATTAATGAATTTAACCCTGTACCTTTATCATTATCAAACACTAATTCTTTAGCATTTGAATACTTAGTTTCAGGTCTAAAAAATTCTGGCATATTATCATACATCAGTTTTGTCATAGAATAAAGATTTGATGTTGCATCTTCTCTATGTGTAATAATACCAGCTCTTTTATGTGTTGAGTTAACTATATTAGCAAATATTAAACTTTCAGTAACTGTTGATATACCCTCTTGTCTTGCTTTTAAAACAATAACTCGAATAGGTTTATTTTCTGAAGCTTGCTTTTTTATAGCTTCATAAAATATCTGCTGAGGATAATTAAATTTTAATGGAATTAATTGTCCTTCCTTAGTATTAATTTTAACAAATTCTTCTATCCATTTTTTTCTATTAATACTCTTCATCCGATGTACATTTTTCCATTTTCTTTATCCATTCTTCATATGTCATATCAACATTTACATTTTCGACTTTTTCTCTTTCAGCATATCCAAAATTATTTTTTAAATTAAATATAATGCCTGTAACATGACTTCTATTGTATAATCCTTGTTCTAAGAAAGCTTCAATTTTAGCTTTAGCTTGTCTTATGACTTGACCATATGTATCAGGATATTTCTTCTCATAATTAAATAAAGTAGTTCTATCAATATCAAGATAAGCAGCTAAACCAGCCAAACCGAATGGTGTTTTACTTTTATGACAATCAAGAAAGTATTGTGAACATTTTAATTCAAACTCTTCAACATTCTTATACTTTTTTGGCCTTCCTAGATAATGTTTGTATTTTGTTTTTGGCATTGGATACACCTTCTTTTTTCTTTTTATTTCTATAATATGAATTGCATTCTTGTTCTCTTATACACCCATGACAACCATGTTGCATGAAATATGAAAAATTACAAAAATTTTTATAATTGGAGCTCACATTCAAAAGTTATAGCAGTTGCACTAACTATTCTTATTTCCTGATTATTTTTATGAACGCAATTCTTATCATAAGTATTTTTATAATATTCTAGCTTATTATCTAAGCTATCATTTCTATTAATAATAAATTCAGTATATTTTTGTCCTGGAATTGTTACTTCCACACATATATCATGACCATCTCTTTTTGCTTCTTTAAAAATGTCTTCTAGCATTTCTATTCTCATACTTTTTTCTTTTTCTCCTTTCAGCTCTATTAGGATGAATAGACTTTATTTTTTCTTGGACTATCATACAGTACAAAAAAGGAGCAACAATTATCGCTAGTAATCCTATCTCATTTATCCCCATATTTTCTCCTTTTCAAATAGAAAAAAAGAACAGTTTCCTGTTCCTTCGCTTTTAATTCATTATAATAATAACATAATATTTAAGGACAAATCGGACAAATGTTATTTTTTGCTAAATACCTATCATGTTCTTTTCTAACACTATCTTCAGTAGCATTATTACCTATTAAACATGCGATTTTAACCCATGAATAATTTTCTATATATCTATAATTAAATATCCTTCTTAATCTACTTGTAGGAATAGTATTAATAAAATTAGTGGTATTAATCTCAATATCTATTAATTCTAATCTTTTTTGTTCTAATATTGCTTTATACTTTTCTAACCTAGTTACATATTTTTGATCATTACCAAATATTTTATAATGTGTTCTGATAATAGGATATGTCTTTGTCGTACTTTCTACTGAATCTGAAATCATTTCTTTAGATTTAGGTTCTAATTTGTTAATCTTCTTTTCAAGTTCTTTTATTTCTAATCTAATATCGCATAATTGTACTAGACATTCCTTTAAATTCATATAACCTCCTATTTTATTCCATTTTATCTCTTCTTCTGTATGTTATACCGCCGGTATCACTATTAGAATAATGAATCATCTTCCCAACTTTAGATCTAGCTTTATAATAAGCTTGTTTTTCTTTAAAATTCATCTTTTCTATTTTTTCTTCAGATGTATTTGCCATTTCAATAATTTTTTTCTTTTTGTAAGTATCCATTAACCCTCCTATTTATTCTTCTTTATCTTCTCCTTGTAATGCCTGTTTTACTTCTAACAATTCACTTGTTGAATAATCATACATAATATATTCTCCATCAATGTATGCACTTTTTAACATTTCATCTAATAAAGTGTTTGCTTTTTCATTTCTTGATTTGTAATTTTTAATTTCTTTTTCTTGCAAAACTATCATTTGAGTAGCACTTAATTTATCCATCATTTTTTCTATACATATAGGTGCAAATTCATTATTTATTACACTATTTAATCTTTTATTTTCTTCTTGTAAATTAGTTATGTAATCTTCTACTTTATTAATACCTTTAATTGCATTTTCATTACCATAAGTTAGTGATAATACATATTCTAATATTTCTTTTATTTCATCTTTCAAACTAATCACCTACTCTATATTCCATACTTTTAAATTGCTCTTTTGTTACTATAGATATTAACTTAAATTTATCAGTAGTTTTTTTTATATATATCATATCATCTTCTAAATTTACTGTTAGTTCTTCTTCTACATTACAAATATATTTAACACCATCATATATAAATCTAATGACATCTCCAGCTTCTATTACATTTTTTAGATTTGTTGAATAGTTTATCCAATAATCTTTAATTTCATTACCTTGATAATCTGTATAATATTCAAATACATCTTTTGTATCTGTATAAATAATTTTTCTTGTTTGTTCATTTTCTATTTTAATAATTTTAGAAATACCTTTTTTAGTTCTAACATAATCTCCTATATTCATACTTATTCTCCTTTCCTTTCTAAATACTTTCATAATAATCAAATGCTGGTATATGTTGTTTTTTAATTACGGCTTTTTTCATACATAATGGTTCATCTTCATAATATTCTACAAATTTAGTTTCTATTTTAATATTAAACTTTTCTAAACGATATTCTAATTCTTTTATAATATTATCTTTTGTTTTATTATCTTCATTTAATTGTTTAACAATTTCTTTTAATTCAGAAAAATTATAATTGTCTAAATCTTCATATTTTATTTTTAACATATTTATTCTCTTTACTTTCTAAATTATATTGCATTATATATTATAATAGTAAGTAATCCTATTGTTACAACGATTATTGCTAAACATAAAATGCCAAAATTTATATAATTAGTTATTTTAAAACATTTTGGTTCATTAGGATAATTGTTTAAAGAAGCTAAGCTAGACAAACTCCAAAGTATATAAATTGCTATTAATATACTTATAAATATTTTCATACTTATTCATCTCCTTTACTTTCTAATATTCTTTTTTATTACTACTTGTTATATCTATAACTGGTATGCTTAAACTTCCACTTTTCCATTTCTTAATAGTTAATTTATTATCTCTTGCATTTTCTATATCACTTGGTAAAAGTTGTATTTTTTCTCCTGCTGTTTTTCTAATTACTGCTTTTAAATATAATGTTAAATTCGAAACTTCTTCCCTAGATACTAAATACCCAATTAAAAATCCTAATACAAATGTTAATAATGTTAATAAAATTAATCCTAACATCTCTTATTTATCTCCTTTGCTTTTAAGACAACTAATAATGGAATTAATTTTTTCTGTTATTTCATCATCTCTTTTATTACGGTATTCTTGTTCACTTTCAAATGTTCCGCCAATATGACTAGACAATCTTAATTTTTCAGGTATTTTATTTTCTTCTTCTAGGATTTCTACTTTATCATTTAAGAAATCTATCGCAGTATTGCCATCCCAATATTCTCTGCCATCTTTTGTTTTATATGGACTAAATGTAAATAAAGACTTATTTTTATCTAATGGGCTATAATCACTAGAATTATACATATAATTAAAATCATACCCTTTAATATAATAATATATTTTATCTTTATATTTTATTTTCTTTGGTGCTTTACCATCTTTAACCATTCCTATTAATTCATATATTGTTATTATTTTCATTTATTATCCTCCATTAGCTCTATATTTACATTTACTGTACTAATTGATTCTTCTATTAAAAACAAAGTTTGTTTATCCGTTAAATTAAATCTAAAAGCACAACTGTATAACTTATCCATTAAATTATGTATTTCTTCTGAACTTTCTTTATATATTTTAATTAAATGATCTTGTTTTTTTCTTGTTAAAAAATCTAATAGTTCCATATTTTCTCCTTTTCATAAAAATAAAAGTGATAGCCAACAATCCCTGTGAGCTAGATGTCTCTAATATTGCTCAAAACTCGCTATCACTATGAAGTAATTAAGAGATGATATATACAATACTATCTTATAGAAGGTGAATGGGATTTTTCATTTAGTACCTTCTATTTATTAAATTCGTTTAGTACTGCAGTTTCTATTTCTTCTCTTAAAGATTGTACAATTGGATGTACATAATCAAAGAATTTCAATTCATCTTTGATTGCTGTTTTTTTACTTGGGAATGCTATAAATTGTCTGTTACTTCCTTCAATTATTCTAATATCATGAATAGCTAAGCAATCATCTAAAATTACTGATGCATATCCTTTTACTTTTGATTCAAATTCACTTTCGATTTTTTTAATACTTACACTTGTTACTTTCATTATTTAACCTCCACATATTTAACATATTTACCGTATAATTGAGCTACACTATGTTCAATAGCACAACATCTTGTTTTATCCCATCCTGGCATAAATACTACCGCATCTACACCGGCTATTGTTTCAATTGATTTAGATAAGTAATATACTGCTTCATCAAAACCTTTTGGAACAGCTAATTCGAATATAGAGTTCACTACTTCGTGTCCTTCATTTTGTAGTTGCTTTACTACTACTTCCCTTTCTTTCTTAATTTGTTCATTTGTCTTACCTCTCATTGGTTGACTGATCATTACTTTCATTGATCTTTTCCTCCTCTTCTTTTCTTTATATTTAAACCAGTAAAACCCATGATTTATAGTTGCCTGGTTTAATCAAATTTAATACTAATTATTTTTAGTTTTTGATAATACTTTCTTTGTTGATTTAGATAAACCGTTATGTTTATATTCCTCCAAACTATGATGCTTATTATCAGTTAATTCTTTAATTTTGACAGCTTGTACATGATTTTTAGCTTCTATTTCTGAAATAGTCATATGTAATTTTTCTATTTCTTTATCTTTACTAGCTATCATTTTTTGTAGTCTATCAATCTTATTATTTAATTTACTTACTGCTTTAGTTAATCTAACTTCTAAAGAAGATACTTTAGATTTATACTTTTCTTCTATTTCTTTTTTTTCTAATCGTTCAGTATCACATTTAGCAGCAACATCTAATCTATCTTTTTTTATAAGTTCAATTTCGTCTTCTAAATCTTTTATTCTTTCGTTTGATTTATTTAAATCGTTTCTAATTTTTCCATTTGCAGTAGCCATATCTTGATTGCATTTTTTTAGATTAGATTTTTCATTTTTTTCTTTCTTGATAGATTCTACAGATACAATTTTGAATCTATATTTATCATATTTATTAATAACCTCCATATTTCCTCCTATTCTTTTTATGTGTTGAATAATTATTAATGATTTTTAGTGCTTTTTTTATGCTATTTTTCAGTTTAAAATATTTTACATAATCCCTTAAACTGTAAAATTTTGTAATTGTGGAAAACTTTTTTTATTTTGTATATAAAACCTACATAATTTTAAATTTTTGATTTTTTTTGCATTTAAATATTTTCCCATTAATACTTATATCGTTTTTTAGTGCATTTTAGAGTTTTTATGTACCGCTCCTAAATACACAGCTTCTCGGTCTTTTTCGGCATCTTCTATTCCCCAATGAACATATCTTTTGGTATAGTCATAATCTTCGTGATTATACATTTTCATAAGAGTATCAGGCTTACCACCATTTTTAATGTAGTGATAACCAAAAGTCTTTCGTAAACTATGTAGACCAAATACAAAATAAATTCCTATTTCTTTTCCTGCTTTACTTATGATATTTCTTCCTTGTTGTCTTGTTAATGGATAAATTACCGGATATTTTTTATCCTTATAAGTTTGAAACTTTTTTTGTCCCATAAATAAATAATCAGATCTAGTTAAATTATTTCTTTCTACATATCCTAAAATGTCTTCATGTAATTTATTATTCATTTTAAAATTTTGCATTTTACCAGTTTTATTTTCCTTTATATGAATATATCCATCAATAACATCTGATACTCTTAATTGTAATAAATCTTCTGCTCTAAAAGCAGTATTAAAACCAATTAATGCTAACATATAGTTCCTATCTGCTTGATACTTTCTAGCTGGTGTTTTAGCATGTTCATACTTTCTTAAAAGGTGAAGCATAAACTCTTGTAATAATCTTGCATCTTTAATTGGTAAAGTTTCTTTTTGGCCACCAAATGTTTTTATTCTTCTAGCCATTTAATCACCCCTCATTTTGAACAAATAATATATATTAAATAATCATATTGAACTTTACTCAATTCAGTTAAATCTTTTACTTTACATAAATGTTTAATTATGTCTGGACAAATATTTAATGTATTTAAAACTCTAAATAATTTTTCTATTTCATGTGGTCCAATTCTATCCATTATTTTTCCTCCGTACTTCCATATTCACTAAACCTTTGAGTTGATTTTTTATAATCAAATTGAATCTTTCCTATCAGACCATTTCTATTTTTTCCAATTATTAATTGAATTTCATGACCTTTATCCTTTGTGTTTTTGTAAACATTTTCATCATGTAGCATAATAACAGTCGTAGCTGATTGCTCTAATTCACCTGATTCTTTTAAATCACTAATCCTAGGTTCTTTATTTTTTTCTTTTTCTGAATTTCTATTTATTTGAGCTAAAACAAAAATCGTACAATTATAATCTAGACTTATTTGTCTTAACTCTTTGGTTATATCTGTTACTCTTTCATAATTAGATCTATTCTTTTCGGTGTCTCTAATTAGTCCTATATAGTCGATAAAGACTATTACGTGTTCGGATGATGATTCTTTAACTATTTTTGAACGTATTGTTCTTATAGTTTGTCCACCTGTTATAATTTCTATTTTCTTTTGACTTACTTTTTGACTTGATGTTTTTAATAACTCTATTTTGTATAAATCTTTAGTATGTTCCGAGTTCAAATTATCTTGTTCTAACATTGGTATATTGCTATTTATTGATACTAATCTTCTATATAGTTGCTGCTCCGTCATTTCCATATTAAAATATATGCATTTATATCTGTCACTCAATTGATTTAAGATGTTTAATGCGAATCCTGTTTTACCTATACCAGGCCTTGCGGCAATAACAATCAAATCATTTTCTTGTATATTTGCTGCACTTGAAAATTTTTTAAAATCAAACTGAATTTTTTTCTTTTGCTGCGTAATCAAATTATATATTTGCTCACCAGTTAGATTATTAGAACATTTATATAAACTTTTTTGCTCTAAATCATGAATTGAATTTAACAGTTCTTCTTCATTAATCTGATTGTTTTTAAATTTATCAATTTCATGTAATAACAATCTTTTAATATATAATTTAAATAAACAATCTTGATAATAATCAAATTGATGAAAAATACCATTTGATAAACAATCAGCTAGAAATTCTAAAGACAAAGCACCTGGTCCAGTAAAATACTCTGGATAACAACTTGATAAACCGGCTACATTTATCGTATGAAATTCACTATATTGCTTTCTTAATAACTCAATTAGTTTTCTTGTTTGCGGATGTTGAAAGCAATTATCGTCAATTACAAGTCTTTCAATATATTTTCCATTTGCTAAAATAACTCCGAGTATTGATTGTTCTAAATCTAAAACTTCATTTTTCATAAATTTTCATATAGACTAGCACCCTCATTAGCTTTAGAAGGCAAGTCTCCTTTCGTTTTTTTATTTCTAAAATCAGCAATACATTTTTCTGCATCTGCAACTGATTTAATCCCTTTAATTTTCCAATTATATAGGATTCTATCAATATATTTAATAGCTCTATTGTTGCTTGTAATAGCCTCTTTAATAGCTAATTTAATTAATTCAAATGAATAATTACTCCAAGAATCAATAGTTTCCATTTCTATTGGTGAAATTGGTCTACCAAATTCTTCTTGGATGATATTATATATATTATTAATACTATCTATACTATTCTTATCTATACTGGGTTGACCAGTGGTTGCCAAATGGTATACCAAACCTTTTATTCTTTCTTCTGACAAATAGTAAATACCATTATCGTCATAATATAGCTGACTTAATTCATTTATATATATTGTTGGTCTATACCTATCTTTTCTTATATAATTGTTTAATCTCCAGTGCCTAATAACTACAACATTAGAGAACTTAATTAGATAACCTTTAAAAATTAAAAGATTAAAATCATCTTTAGTAGCTTTAACTAAATCCATTATTTTTCTAGGATTAGATATGAAGCCATCATCATCAGCTCTAATCCCAAAATGAAAATACAAATTTTGGGTTGTGCTTGGCATTTCTAAAAAATCATCTGTATCAATAACTTCTTGATCAAACATTCTTTTTCTAGCCATAATAACACCTCTTTTCAAAAGTAAAAAAATATGATATAATAAAGATGTCTTTATAGACAAAAGGACATTTTAATCTTAGCGGGTTAAGGTCTTTTTTTTTATCTTTTTTCATTTTAATTCTCCTTTGCGTTTTCTACATAATAATCACCAAACCATAAGCAGTATGATAGTTCTAAAAAATTAACAGCTAATCCTAGCCAAGTAAAACCAATTAATTTTTCATCTATATATGGATTTATTAAAAAATATAACCACGTATCAATAAAATGTAGGCCACATAATATAAAAATTGCTAATAATACTACTCTAGCTAATACTTTAAGTTTTTTCATTATTCTCACCCCTTTCTCTTAGGCTTGTCCATTTATTCAAAACTAATTAAATTAGTCTTGGATCGTTATTTAATTTCATTTGTGTTATTTCTTCTTGTTTATAGAACCAATCATCTACATTTTCACCATTTGCTCTTTTGTTATTTGCTATCCTATTAATAGTGTCATATAATCTAATCAAATTTTGTTTTCCTTCTTCAGGAGTTACATCTGATATAATAGTAACTTTGGTATTACCAAACTGATACTTTGCTTCCATATCGTTCCTCCTATTTAATATATATTCGACAAATATTGTCTTATTTCTTATCGTGGTAGATATTATTTGTGCATATTTGCACTAACATTTGTAAAAAAAGAAACTTTATCTTCATTATAAAAATCTAATAATTCTTCTAATTTTTCGATTGATAAACCTTTAGGATTTTTTTCCCATCTTTTTAATGTTTCAACATGGCAATCAAGTTTTTCAGCGACTGTTTTAGCATCTAATCCTTTTCTTATTCTAACAACTTGTAACTCTTTTCCAATTGCTTCAAGCATTTTTATTACCTCCTATCTAAATCCATTATATGTGCATATTTGCACAATGTCAATACTAAATGTGAAAATTTTCACAAATAAAGTTGTATTTTACATTTTTTGTGTTATAATAAGATTAAATAAGGAGATTGATATGGCTGAGTTTTTAAATAAAAATATAAAATATATAAGAACAAAAGAAAACATTTCTCAACAAGAACTAGCTGATAAAATTGGAATTGACAGATCAACTATTTCTAGAATTGAAAAAAATGAAATTGATACTTCCTTAGAAAATGCAATTAAAATTTCTGAAGCACTTAGTATATCATTGTCAGATTTAGTTGGGAAAGATTTAAGATTCGATAATGGTGATATTGAAAACATAAAAAATAATATTATAAAAATACCTGTATTTGGAACAATAAAAGCTGGAATACCTATTGAGAGTCAGTCTGACATTATTGATTATATTGATATTCCTGCTAAGTGGACAAAAGGAAACAAGAAATTTTATGGCATTAAATTAAGTGGTGATTCAATGTTTCCAAAATATCAGGATGGTGACATAGTTATATTTGAACAAACTAACGATAAAGAATTGTATAATGGTAAAGATGTAGCTGTAATGATTAATGGGACTGAATCAACATTTAAAAAAATACTTATAAATGAACAAGGTATAGTATTACAACCATATAATACTGCTTATGATATTATGATATTTAGTAAAGATGATGTAGAAAGATTACCCATCAAAGTTATTGGAATAGCTAGAGAAAAAAGGACTAAAATTGATTAGAGGTTAGTTAATGAAAAATATTAAATTTGATATATATCAATTAGGACATACACTTTTTACAATTTTATCAATAATTGCTATATGTGATATTGCTTCAATAACTAATGAATATGGAGAACATCACTATAGCCTAATTGAAATAATAATTCACTTAATAATTATTATAACAATCCTATTTTTATATTATGTTTATAATAAATTAAAAAATGAAAACAAAGAATTAAAAAGATTAAACAATACATACATAGAAATAATAGACAAAAAACTTTTTAAATAAAAAAGACCTCGGCTGGCACCGAAGTCAAAATATAAAATACAGAAAACAAAATAATCTATCTACCACGATAAGAATATATCTTTTTCTCTGCTATTTCATTATAGCATAAGAAAAAGAACTTTTCAATAAAATTTAAGGAAGGATGTGCTATAATGTACGAAACAAATTTAACTATTTTTGATGTCGATGACATTTTAATATATCTAAGAAAATCACGTAAAGATTTAGAATATGGAAAAGAAGAAACTATAGAAAGAACATTACAAAGACATGAAGAAATATTGCAAAAATTTGCTATTAAAGTTTGGGGTAAAAAAATACCTGAAAAAAATATATATCGAGAAGTAGTTTCTGGTGATACTATAGCTGATAGACCTATGATCCAACAAGTATTAAATAAAGTAGAAAGTCCAAAGATTAAAGGTGTATTAGTTTTAGAATTAGAAAGATTAGCTCGTGGTAATACAATAGATCAAGGTGTTATAGTGCAGACTTTTGAATTTACAAACACTATAATCATTACTCCACAAAAAGCATTTGATTTAAAAAATGATTTTGATATTTCATTCTTTGAAGATGGATTATATCAAGCAAGAAAATATTTAACTTATATTAAAAAAGTTTTATTACGTGGTAGAGTTACATCTGTAAATGAAGGAAAATTTGTTGGATCCACTTGTCCATATGGATATTCAAAAGAAAAAATTAAAGGCGACAAAGGATTTAAATTAATAATTAATGAAGCCGAAGCTAAAATAGTGCGAATAATATTTGAAATGTCTACTAAAGGTATAGGAGCTTCAAATATAGCTAATCATTTAAACAAAATAGGATCTAAACCTAGAAAAGCTGAAGTCTGGGTATCAGCATCAATTCGTAGCATAATTGAAAATCCTGTATATATCGGCAAAATTAGATGGAATTGGAGAAAAACGGAAAAGACAATGAAAAATGGTAAAGTAATTAAATCTAGACCTAAACATGAAGAATATATATTAGTTAATGGATTACATGAAGCTATAATAAATAAAGAAACATTTAATATCGCAAATAAAAATAAGCAAGATAAAAACGGTAAATCAGTAAGAAAGGATTTAACAATACAAAATCCACTAGCTGGATTAGTGGAATGTGGATATTGTCATAGAACAATGCAAAGAAGGCCACATCGTTCATATAAAATAGATGGATTAATATGTCCTCTACCTCATTGTCAAAATATAGGATCACATTTATACTTAGTCGAAAATGCCATTTTAAGCTCGTTAGAAGAACATTTATCAAGATATGAGCAAATTGTTGAAGATTACAAAAAAAACGGATTAGAGCAAGAAATAGACACAAATACTATGGATATAATTAATAAAGAATTAGAAA